ATGGGCTTTGTGCGGTGCAACGCCTGGGCAGAATCCTAGTGATATTTCAACTCAGGGTGGTTCTACTGAAAATCAATTGGCGGAACTCCTAGCTGTTTTAGATAAAAATATGTTTAAATTAAGTATAGGAACCGGTTGGGTACATTGTCTTGGTATTTGTTCAACTATGATCATGTTGCCACGTCATACTTTGATAGATAAAACAGAACTATTTATGGATGGTACACCGTTTGTTTTCTATTATGGTAATAAACAACAGACTTTGTCTTTTATGCGTTCACAGGTTATAGAAATGAAAGATTTGTCTGATAAGTTTGTGGACACTGTTTTTTATGATCTGCGCATGGCGGTTGCTCCATTTCGTGATGTTCGAAGACATTTTTTAACAGAAGAATTTGTTGTAGAAGCTGTGACTTGTGATGGTTTTTTTGTATCAACCAGAGACTTTGCTAGATCATTCTATTAAATTATGTTTAGAACGTATAGAGTACAATATACCTGGTGCGATTGAGCAATTGTATGTCGGTAAACATTGGGTCTACCAGCCAATGGAAGCTGGTGACTGTGGTATGGTGGTGATAGTTCCGACAAAATCAGGTTACCGTGTTGCTGGTTTGCACGTGGCTTCACGCAAGAGTATGATCACTAAAATGTACATTGAAGGCATTGGGGCTTATACTACTAGGGAAGTCGTTAATCGTTGTCTTGCGGCTAACCCAGTAGCGCTTGTACAACAAGCAGGTTGTATGTTGTCCTTTGTTAAACCTTATTCTGGAGCACATCCTTTGTCTGATGATACTTCTGATTTGCGTATAGATTCGATTGTTGTTGATGAGTTTGGTTTTATAGATATACCGCAGCGTTATCGTGAATTACCATATTTGAAGGAAACCTGGATGCCACGTGATTTTTTACCGGCAGTAACAGGTTTCAGACATGCCACTTGTCCTGGCCATTTACCAGTGGACATTCTCAAAAAAGCTGTTGTACGATGCCACCAATCGACTAAAGTTCTACCTTTCCCACCAGGTCATTTGCGTGCTGCTATGTCTGATATTTTTGAAACTTTTCGTCTTGTTAAAGCCCAACGAACACCACGTTTATTATCGATGCTTGAGATTATCAATGGGTTTAGTGATTTACAAGGTCTTGCTCCTTTACCAATGTTGACATCTGAAGGTTTTCCTTGCACGCGTGATCGACCTTTCGATGCTAAAGGTAAAGGTTGGATGTTCTCTAAATTGACTGTAGATTGTGTTAAACGTGAAATTGTTTATTTACCCCTTAAAGAGGATTATCAGTCAGCGCGTGAGCAGCTGTGTAATGATGTTTTACCTTATTTTATTTGTACGGCTATACTTAAAAATGAAGTTCGACCTAAACCTAAAGTTTTAGCTATTGCAACACGATGTATTATTGCTTATCCTATTGTTTTCACTATGTTGCTGCGCGAATTCTTTGGTGATTTTTTGGCGCATATTTATTCTAACCCTATTGTTTTTGGTATTGCAGTTGGGATTAATGTTTTTAGTGTTGATTGGGATAAAATGGAACTGTG